CCGACGCGGCGGAGGTGATGGCGAAGATCCGGCGCAAGCCTGGCGTGTCCTATCCCGTGCTGGTGCCGAACATGAAGGGCTTCGAGGCGGCGGCGGCGGCGGGTGCGGAGGAGATCGCCGTGTTCGGCGCCGCCTCCGAATCGTTCAGCCGCCGGAACATCAACTGCTCGATCGCGGAAAGCCTGGACCGCTTCGCGCCCGTGGCCAAGGCTGCGCTCGCAAAAGGTTGGCGCGTGCGCGGCTATATCTCCTGCGCGGCGGGCTGCCCCTACGAAGGCGAGGTGAAGCCCAGGGCCGTCGCCGCGCTCGCCGAGAAACTCCACGAAATGGGCTGCTACGAGATCTCGCTTGCCGACACCATCGGCGTGGGCACTCCCGGAAAAATCCGCGCGATGATCGAGGCAGTTGCAAAGAAGGTTCCGATCGCCAAGCTCGCCGGTCACTACCACGATACCTACGGGCAGGCGCTGGCGAATATCTACGCCTCGCTGGAGGCAGGCGTGAAGACCTTCGACAGCTCGGTGGCGGGCCTCGGCGGCTGCCCCTACGCGAGGGGCGCGACCGGAAACGTCGCGACCGAGGACGTGATCTACATGCTCGATGGCCTTGGAATCGAGACCGGCGTCGATCTCGAGAAGCTCTTCCGCGCGGGGCAGTTCATCTGCAAGGCGCTCGGCCGCGAGCCGGCCTCGAGGGTGGCGCGCGCCTTGGCGGCGAAGCTGGTCGCATGAGCGAGTGCAACCGGCAAAGCGGCGTCCCGACGCCTTGCATCAACGTGTGCAAGATGAACCCGCAGACGCAGCTTTGCGAAGGCTGCCTTCGCACCCTCGATGAGATCGCTGCCTGGTCGGCCTTGAGCGACGGTGAAAAAAGCATGGTGCTGGCGCAATTGCCCTCGAGACGGACGGCTGGGTGAAACTGCCCGACAGCATCCAGGTCATCGAGCGCGGCTGGCTCTCGGCGAACAACGTCGTGCTGCACGAGCGCGACGAGGCGGTGGTGGTCGATTCGGGCTACGGCGCGCACGCGGCGCAGACGGTGGCGCTCATCGAACGCGCCCTCTCGGGGAAAAGGCTCGCGCGGCTGGTCAATACCCATTGCCATTCCGACCACATGGGCGGCAACGCGGCCATCCAGAGGAAGTTCGGCTGCAGAACCAGCATCCCGGGGGGCGAGGCGCCGCTCATCGAACGCTGGGATGAGCACGCGCTCTTCCTCGCGATCGCCGACCAGCGCGCCGAGCGGTTCCACTACGAGGATACGTTTTGCGACGGCGACGCGCTGCAGATGGGCGGGCTCGAATGGCGGGTGATCGCCGCACCCGGCCACGACACTCACGCCGTGATGTTCTATTCGCCGGAGGCGCGCGTCCTGATTTCGGGCGACGCGCTGTGGGAAAACGGCTTCGGCGTGGTCTTCCCGCAGCTCTTCGGCCGCGGCCGCATCTGGCGGGCAGATACGATCATCACCCGGAGCGGCGTCAAGATCAAGGGCGTGGGCGGGGATCAGCCTTTTCGTGGGATGCGACACGGATCCAAGCGGCCAGATCTTGTCATCGGCGACGACATTGAGAACGATGAGGCCGTGGAATCCGCCGATCAGAGGAAAAAGCTCGAAAGAAAAGTATTTAAAAAAGTGATGAAGCTCGGCCAGAAAGATACGGTCTACATTTTTGAAGGCACAATTCTTCACTATGACAGCCTTCTCTCGAATCTTCTCAAAAAGCCCGGCTGGAAAGGCCGCAAATTCAAAGCCGTTCTGAGGTTCTCTAAATCAAGCCTCTGGGAGCAATGGGAAAACATCTTCGTTGACATCTCCATTGGCAAAGAAGCAGCCGAGGTTGCCGCCGATCAATTCTTCGAAGCCCATGCGGCAGAGATGTTAGAGGGCACGGAAGTCCTCTGGCCCGAAGTCGAAGACTATTACTACCTTATGAAAATGAGGATCTCCGACGGCCCGTCATATTTCGATTCCGAAAAACAGAACGAGCCGATCAATCCCGAAGATTGCCTCTTCCAGGAGGGATGGTTCACTTATTGGGACGATGGCGAAGTCAATCTTGCCGGGATCCCTCATTACGGCGTCGTGGATCCATCAATGGGAAAAAGGTCGAAGAAACATGATCCATCAGCCATCATCGCCGGAAGATTCAAAGACAATATTCTCTGGATCGATATTGCCGATATCGACAAGAGGCACCCCGATAAAATTATAGACGATATTTTACTCTACCATGAAAAAGACAAATTCCAGGCCTTCGGGGTCGAGTCGATCCAGTTTCAGGAATACTTTGCGAACACGCTTGAGAAAGAGGCCCATAAGAGAAATCGTACGCTCAATGTCATCGAGATTATGCCCCACACGGACAAGAGGCTCAGGATCGAGACTCTTCAGCCCTGGATCAAAAATGGCTGGATCCGGTTCAAGAAAAATCACCGGACCCTGGTCGAGCAATTAAAATATTATCCGATGGCCGATCACGATGACGGCCCCGATGCACTGGAGCAGCTCAAATCGATGATCGAGAAAAATATCGGCGGCCCCATCGAATACCAGACCACGGGCGTGAAGAGAGAGTTCACGAGGATGGAGAGTTACATGAGATAGGGAGATGGGGAGATGGGGAGATAGGGAGATGGGGAGAAAGATTCCGATCATTACCGACGAAATCGCAACCGTCGAGAAAGACATCACACAATACTATCTCGGCAAAGTCCTGATCAATCCCGATACCGTGCTCTCTTCAGAGGCCAGGGGAGAAGGACTGAAATTATACGAAGACCTTGAGCGTGACGACCGGGTCTTTTCCGAGATGCAAAAGCGAAAACTTGCGGTCATCGGAAAAGAATGGTCCATCGAGCCTGCAAGTGATGATGTGCAGGACATGAAAATAGCGGAGTTCGTCGAGGAAAATCTCAAAGAGATCAAATTCGACCGCGCCTGTGAGGAGTTGCTGGACGGCATTATTAAAGGATTCAAGGCCGCAGAGATCATGTGGGACTACTCCGAGGGAGACATCTGGATCAAAGAATACCGGGGCCGGGATCCCCGCCGCTTCACTTTCGACAAACAGAATCAACTTCGGCTTCTTACCTGGGCCAACATGATCGAGGGCGAGGAGATCCCCGATCGGAAATTTCAGCTCTTCCGGTTCGGAGAAAAGAACAACAATCCCTTCGGCACCGGCCTGGGGAACAAACTCTACTGGCCGGTCTGGTTCAAAAAGAACGGCATCAAATTCTGGGCAATCTTTCTGGAAAAATTCGGTCAACCCACTCCCTGGGGAAAATATCCATCGGGCACAATCAAAGAACAGCAGGATAAACTTCTCGATGCCATCAAGTCCATGCAGACCGATGTAGGCATCATCACTCCCGATAACATGACCGTCGAGCTTCTTGAGGCGGCCAGGGTAAGCTCCGTCGATAGCTACGGAAGATGGGGCGATTTCTGGAACACGGCCATCACGCTCGTCATCCTCGGGCAGAGCGCAACGACCGAGGGCACACCCGGAAAGCTCGGGGCTGAAACTGAGCGCTCCGAAGTCCGGCAGGAATATGTGAAGGCCGACGCCGACCGGCTCTCCGAATGGCTCAACGAACAGTCGATCAAGTGGCTCGTCGATTACAACTTTGAGGGAGTCAAAAAATATCCGAAGTTCTGGAAGCGCACCGATCCGGAGCAGGACCTCAAACCTCTGGCCGAGAGAGACCGCATCCTGATCAAAGAGATCGGAGTTCCCACGCCGGTCAGTTACATCCGTGATACCTACGGGATCCCCGAGCCCGAGGAGGGGGAGGAGATGATAAGCGTTCCGCAAGGCCAACCGCAACCGTTTGGATTCGCTGAAAAACAGAGTCATCAGTCATCAGTTATCAGTCATCAGTCCCGCGGCAGGCACAAAAAAGGAAAGGTTTTTACTGATAACCGGTCACTGATCACCGATCACTCTATTTTTGCCGAATCTGAGGATGCCTGGATCGAAGCGTATCTTAAAAAAATCTCGCCTTCGCTGAAAAACATGAAGGCGGGCGCTATCGAGGAAATCAGAAGTTATCTGAGAAAACAAAAATCCCCTCCTCCGGAGGAAGAATTTGTTGAGGCGCTTCAGTGGATTCTCGGCAACAACTACAAAAAAATCGATCACGCGGCTATCACAGATGCTGTGGCCGACACCTATCGGAATTACAAGTTGGCCGAGAAGGTTGTTGAAACCGTGGTGGGATTTGGCAGGGCCGATGTCAGGGCCATAAACTTTCTTGCGAACGTCGATCGCCTCTATCTTTCCAGATTTCTCTCAAACCCCGACGCCCAGGCTGCGACAATGGAGTTTTTGAAAACCCGTTTTCTCGAAGGAGGAGAAGGCTTATTTGGCGCCGGAGATCCAAAGGTCTGGAAAGAATTTTCCAACGCGCTCTCCCAGCACATGACCGACCTTGAAGGATATCAGGTTCGAAGGATCATCGAGACGGGCGTTCAGAGAACCCGTAACTGGGCTCATATTTCTCAGCTCAGCGAAGCGGGCATTGCCGAGATCGAGATCGTGGAGCCGACGATGGAGTGCCCATTCTGCGCATCGATGGACGGGAAAATTATCCAGGTGGATATCGCCTTTAATCGTATGTCAAAACAGGCGGCGATGACTCCGGAGGAATATGAGGAGGATCTCAAGAACAATCCTCCGTCTCTGGATAGCATCGAAGACTTTGTGGATCAAGGATTATTGCCTCCCTACCATCCACATTGTAGGGGGAGAATCATAAAAAGAGTGAGCAGTAATCAGTAATCAGTTTAAGAATATGGAACTAAAAGCAACCGTAAAAATCGAAGGCAAGCTCATGAAGGACCTGCTCGATAAGCCCGAAGAGGTTATGCGCAAATCTATCTGGGCGGGCCTGACGAATCTGGTCGAAGAGATCGAGGCCAGAGCAGTGAAAGAGGCTCCGACAAAGACCGGGAATCTGGTCAATTCAATTACGAGTTCGGTCTCTTCAGATGGCAAAAGAGCTGAGGTCAGGGCCACGGCTCACTATGCCGAGTTCGTTCACCGTGGCACGGGGCTTTTTGGTCCATTCAAGCAGAGGATTTTCCCGACCACAAAGAAGGCGCTCTTCTGGCCGGGCGCATCGCATCCGGTCAAATCGGTCAAAGGCCAGAAGCCAAACCCATTCTTTGCCAGGGCGCTGAAGCAGATCAAACCCCAAAGGGTTTTTGAGGATGGTGTGGCGGGATACCTCAAA